CCGCTAGCTCTTCTTTCGCCACAGCGAAGTAGGGCGCTTCCTCCAGTAACTCGTAACGCTGGATCGCCTCCAGCGCGAACACGCCCCAGCGGTGCAACCCCGAGCGCCGCACGGCCAGCTTGCTGCCGCGATACAGCTCATAGCGCAGCAGCGACTGCGGCGCCTGTGACATCGAATTCAGCACGACTCAGAAGTAGCCGCCCTGGCAGGCGATGTTGGGCGCTCCAGCCACTGCTGTGGTGCTCTCCACTGCAGCCCACAGCGCCTGACCCTTCTGTAGATACAGGGCCCGGTACTGGGGCGGATTGCCGCCGGCGTCATTCGAGCCGGCATGGGGCACGGGCGCCAGGATCTTCGGCAGCTTGAACTCAGTGGTCTCGCCCACCGCCACGGCCCCGGTAAACGCCAGCCGCCCCAGGAAGTGCGCATTGGCCGCGCCGCCCGTGGCTGTCACCCCCAGGCTGTGGGCGCTGCTGGAGATGTAGAGGTTCACCGCGCCCTGGTTGGAAGCCACGCGCTGGATCAACCAGATCGAATCGATCACCGCACCGTCACCACTGGTGCAATCCACCAGCAACACGCCGTTGCTACCCGTGCCTGGATCCACCGCACCGCTTGGCGAGGTGGTGTTATCCAGCTTGGTGACCACCATCAGCGGGCGATCAATCAGCAGGGGCTGCTTGTTCGTGGAGCTCGCTGCCATGCGCTCAGCCTCGTGATTTCCCGAGGGTATGGCGCCCAACCTTCACGGCAGTGCTCAGAAGCCGGTGCGATCGCGCAGGTCCTCGCGGAAGCGCGACGACGAGGCAAAGCGGTTCGACTCACCCTGATCCCACACATCACCAGTCCAGTCCATTGGCCTGTCGTAGAGCTTGTTGATCTTGCTCTCAAAGCCGCCGATGTAGAAGGAATCGTCGCCGATGTCGGGCGTGACCGGCTTCGGCGCGATCACCTTGTAGTTATCACTGGAACCACTGCTCGTGGATTCATTGGTCACCGCCGTCTCGTTGGACACCGAGGGCGACGATGTCGTCCAATCATTCAAGTTGAACGTCGGCACCGTCTTGGGCTGCTCTGGCGTCAAGCCGCCAGCGCCATCGGCCGGTGTTGCAGGCTTCTCAGCATTGATCGTTGCCAGCGCGGTCTCGACATCACCCCTGCGGCGATCAAGCACCACATCCTGAGGCAGCGTCCAGCTGGTGCCGCGGTTTTGGCGGTTGAACTTGGAGTCATCTCCCTTGATCGAGATCCCGTTCAAGGCCAGCGCGCGACCCTCGCCGTCCAGGCCGCCCCAGGTGTAGACATCCTGCTGCTTGCCTTTTTCGTCAGACCAGCGCGTGTTGGGGCGATGCCAACTCAAGCCATCGTCATTACCCAGTGAGCCGTAATACGACGACGCCTGGGCGCTTGCTTTGTCCTTGTCGCTGTTGGCTGTAATCCAGTTCTTGGCCTTGTTGGGATCACCACCGAGGAAGCGCACGCGATTGCGTAATGATTCAGAGTCATTGGCGCCCTCGCCGAACATATCAACCGCGCCATAGAACACGTCCCCGGGCACGCGGAAACCGTCTTTCTTCAGCGGTGAATACTTGCTTTCTTTGGTGCCAAGTAACTTCAGCTGACGATCCGCATTGGCGTTGACATGACCCGCCGCGGCTGCTGCTTTGTAGATGTTGTTGTAACTCCAGCCATCCTTCACCAGCTGCTTGAGATCCTTGCCATCAAAACCAGCACCGCCCTGGCTGCTGGCGTCATACTCCCGCCAAACCTCGCCTGCCATCCGCTGCTTGTCTGCTTGGTTCGTGGCGGGATTGGCCTTGCTCTTCTTGTTCACGAGATCAGGCCTCCTTAGGTTGTGGCATTGCAGGCGGCATGCCGCCCTGGGTGGGTGTAGCGCCAAAGCCAGCAGCGGGCAGCGCTGCTTCGGCCGGGTGCCCCTCAACGCGCGAGGCAAACATCATGTCCGGCGCAGCCGGCATCAGGCTCTGAGAGCTGGCGAGATCCTCCAGTCCCATCGGCGGTGAAGCCGGCAGCGGCAGGCCCATTGGCTGACCGGTGTCTGGATAGCGCGCGGTTTCTTTCGCCAGCCCTGGGTTGGCAACCCACTCATTTGGCGGACCCATCAACGGGCCGCCAGCGCCATTGACCTGTCCGGCCCAACGCAAATCACCCAGCCCCTCGGTTTCAGGCATTCCCTGCGGCGCCATCGCCCGACCAGCACCCCAGGCGGGGGCCTGCATGCCGTAGTTCACGCCCGTGCCCGGCAGGTTCTGCGCCCGCCAGTCGCCGTAAAGATTGCTGCTGATGCGGGCGTTATCCGATGCCGCCAGCTCCTGTTGGATCTGGTTGCCGACCATCGTGTTGTTCGGCACCCGCGCTCCAGGCTGGGTATAGAACTGCTGCGCCAGCTTTTGACCCCGCGCCACCGGCACGTTGCCTGGATCGCTGCCGCGGCCCATGTAATCAGTGGCCGGCCGGGTGGCTTTCTTAAGGGGATCCATCAGAACAGCGCCTGGAAGTTGCCGGGGTTGTAGCCGCTGTAATGGCCGTCGCTGTTCAGCGGCTTCAGCTGCCTGGGATCAAAGAAACCCAGGTTCATCGTGTTGCCGGGCTTGAACTGACCAGCGCGAGTGCCATAGGCATTGCCGGCGCCGACAGCCAACAGGGCTTCGCCCGGGCTGGTGGGTGCGGCCTCACGGCGTGCCGCAAAGGCAGCCAGGGCGGCCTCACGGCCGGGATCCTGACGCAGACCGGGAATCGGCTGCGGCGTGACCTGCCAAGTCGCCACTTGATCGAGGGGCTGCTGGCCGGCGCTCACCTTGCCGCGCAGCGCTGTCTGCATCCATTCATTGACGGCCGCCTGGGGCAAGTTGCCCGACGGCGCCAGCTGCGGCGTGGCGGGATCAAGGCCGACGCCAGCCATTTGCCCGGGAGTCAGCCCACTGCCCGCGGCTGTGGGCTGCTGCGGATCAAACGCCATTGCGGCCAGCGTGGCGTCTTCGCCGGCCTTGTCGTTGCTCACCGTCCACTCGCCCTTCTCATTCGTCTTGATCCCTCTGTAGGGACCGAGCTTGGCCAGCTGCCCTTCAAGGAATGACACCGAGGGGATGGAGCCACCGGCACTGACGTCGCCGCCGCGGTTGGCGACTTCCTCAGCCAGCAGACCGCGCACCGCCTTCAGGCCGGCCATCGAATCCTTGCCATCAAGGAAGGCACGGCGCCGAGCCAGATGCAGATCCTCGGGTGATCGCCAGGTGCCAGCACCACCGGCACCAGCGGACGCGGCCAGCGGGCTGCCACCAATGCTTAGGCCGCTCTGGTCTCTCACGACCGGCGCATCCTGCGCAATGCGCGGTGTCGTTCCAAAGCTGCCGCTCATGTCCCTGATCACTGCACTGGCGTTCTCCAGGCTGGCCACACCAGCGGGTTGCGGCACCGAGGGCGGCGGCGAGCCCGTGGCCACCTGCTGCGGTGCAGGGGGGAGAATGGGTGCATCTGGTGCATCCACCCACTGCCCGTCAATGAAAACGCGCCGTGCCATCAGCTAGCCACTTCTGCCTGCAGAGTATTGAGCGCACTCAGCGCCAACCCAGGCCACCGGTGAATTCGAGGATGCGTGTGCCGGGGGAGGTGTCTGCGGGGCCAGGGCAGCTGAGGATGAAGTCACCACCACTGCGCTCGAAGGCGTAACGCCTCACCTCTTCGCGGCGGTAGTTGGCGACGAACAGCGATTCGGCCAGGCGATCACATTCCCGCAGGTAGATCTCGCGGTACTGGCTATCGGCATTGAGCGGATCGGAGATCGCAATGGACCTGTTCGCATCTCCGAAGATGTTCTGCGTGCGGCTGGGTGCCAGCTGACCCGTGCTGCTCACATCCTTGAGCACCTCGCTGGCATACCAAGCGCGATCGCAGCGGTCCAACTGGTTGACGATGCGGTCGTACCAGTGGCTGTCGGGAATGCGATTGACGGACTCCTCGAAGCGCGCCATGTCACCGGCAGGCACCTGGCTGCCATCATTCATCCCCAAGTGAAAGGCGGCGCGGCTGATGTCGTAATCATTCAGCCGCATGGCCACTCAAGCTCTTGATCGCAGGGTATGCCCCCAAAGGGGCCTCGATATGGGGTGTAAGACGAGCGAGCCAGCGCTTAACCGAGGAAGATCTGGTTCTGACGGAAGATCTCGTCCCAGTTCACCCGGGTGCTGCTGACCTTGAGCTGATCCAGGTTGCGGAACACCTCGCCCGGCAGGGTGAGCTGCAGGCTCTTGAGCTTCTTGGCGGTGCGGTAGCCAAGGCCCGGCACCCGGCGGGCGATCTCCTCAGCGGTGGCGGTATTGATGTTGAGCCGCGTCTCGATGATGTCGATCACCGGTGCGGGGATGGCCTCTTCGGGATCTTCCGGCTTCTCATAGCGGGCATCAAAGTCAGGCGTGCCCTTGTCGTCGCAGGGCATCAGCTGCGCCAGCGAGGCGTAGTAGGGCACTCCGTCCGGCCCCTTGACCATGACGATCAACGCTGCATCACCGCATCAAGGTGGCCGGCTGGAGCGTCGAGCGCGCCTTGAGCGAACCAGTCGCCCGCCGTTCAAACAATAAAAAGCCCGGTAGTTAGCCGGGCTTGATATGATTCAAAAGAGCTAATTAGCCCGTGTATCCTGAATAGCGCGCGCCCGGGAGCACTAAACTTTCCAAGTCAGCCACAGCGTCTTCGACGATGTAGCAGACCTCAGCGACGAGATAGACGCCACCGAGGAAGGTGGAGCCCAGGCCGCCCTTGTCGGCATAGATCTTGAACTCCTGCTCCGAGGTGGTGGCCACAGGAGTCAGCAGGGAGTTGCTGAACTCGTCGGCCGCAAACTCACCAGTGCCACCCACGGTGAGGGGACCGGTGTGGGAGCCGGCAGCGGCGACGGTGCCAGAGTCCGCAGGAGCAGCGGTTGGGGCGCCAGCCTTGGCTTCCAGCCAGAGCTTGGTGCCAGCGTTGGCGATGAGGCCAGAGAGATCACCACTGGCGGGATCCTTGGCGCCGGAGCTGAAGGAGCCAGGCTGCAGAGCAACCCGGGGCACCCGCAGACCGATGCGGTAGATGTAAGCGCCGGAGGGAACAATCAGGCCGGCGACATCAGCGCGGGGCTTGTCGTCGCCGCGCGCATCAGGGGAGGGGATGGTGACGCCGTAGCCGACCACGCCAGTACCGGCGGGAATGGCGCCCTCAATGTGGACGTAGCCCACCTTGTGCACGGCAATAGCGCCGGGCATATAGAGCACGCCTTGCTGCTGACGATCGTGGGGATCGCCAGAGGGACGCTTGTTCTTTTTGAAGTCAGCGTTGGGCAGAGGGTAGGCGCTGATGCGCTCTACCCAGTTGCCCGGGAAAATCTTCTTGTAAGTCTCAGCCATTAGATGGAACCTCGATGTTGGTTAGGGATGGCCTCCGAATCAGGCGTTCTGATAGACGAAGCTGTGGGCGATGGTGGTGAAGTCGTAGTTGAGAACCTCGAAGCCAGCAAAGAGGCTCCAAATTAAGATCACGAAACGAGAAAAGTCATCGTTTGAGTTGATCAAAACTTGGGCATTGTTGCCGCCGACGCCTATACCCACAGCCTGAGGACCGAAGAACATACCGCAAGCAGCCTTGCTGGATTTTGCGGTGGTTCCGGTAAAGCCCTTGGCGCCTTTGATGGCTACGTTGTAGCTGTACTCGGGCATGTTGGTGGTTTCGAAGAACCGCACGCCTTCAAACAGGAAGCCGGTTGGCATCGAAGGAGCGCCAGCCACGAAGCCTGCTTGACCATAAGCAGGGCCCATTCCCAGGTAGTTGCTGGCATTGGGAGCCAGGAAAGGCTGCATGGGATTAACCATGCCGTTACCGGGATAACGGGCGACTTCGCGGAAGTCAGAGTCCTGACGCATGTGCATCATGAACTCAGGATCACACAGGCAACGGTAATAACCGTCCTGGAAGGTGGGGGTGTTACGAGCGCGCATGTCTTTGACGACACGCAGCAGATCGTTCTTCACCGAGAACTTGGCGTTGTCGTGTGCGCCAGCGACGGACACGTCATAGCCAGGAGCAGCAAGACCGGCTTCATCGAGATCGCCAGGGAAGTAGTAACCGCCCTGCTCGTTGTTGGCCTTACCGCGGGAATAGGACTTGTAGAGTTCATTGATGAACACACGATCGCGCCAGCGGCGATAGTCGTCCAGCAGAGTCAGCGAACCAATGGACTGGTGGAAGACGCCAAGGTTGCCAGAGTCGACGAGCAGGCGCTGGGCCGTCATCAGGTTTTCCCGGCTGACCTTAAAGGTGCTGGGCTGATCGGGCTCGGAGGGATCTGCGGGTCCTGTGTATTCTTTAAGTGTCACCAAGACCTTCTGCTTGGTGATATTGCGGGAGGACGCAGTACCGATGGTTTGATCAGGGGTGCGCTCGCGGCTTTCCTTGGAACCAGGAGCTCCCCAGTAGGAATAGCGATCGAGTTGCACCGTCTGGCCGGGCATCTTTGAGAAGTCGTGAACCACGACAGGCTCAATCGCCAGCTCAGCAACATACGTCGGGTGAGGACGATAGAGCTCTGCGCCTAGCAGTTTGGGAAAATCGGAATCAATCCACAAAGTGAACAGCGCCCCCCGCGCGAAATCGATAGTAGAGAGCCAGGCCACGAGGCCTGTGCTTATTGCTGAGTGTGCATACCCTCTTGCCTGTGTAAGGACGCCGCCCAGCCGATGAGCCAGACCCGTGCCCGCCTCAACCCCGATGAGTCCGCCGCTCTCACCCGCCTCGTGCTGAGCTACTGCCTGGGGCGGGGCTCCATCTGCCTGTGCAGTCGCACCTACTCCCTGCAGCTACATCAACCCAGTGCACACAAGGAATACACCCACTACCAGTGGCGGCGATTGCGCCAGTTCCTGCCCACCACCAAAGAGCCCAAGTACCACCCCACCGGAGACGGCAAGGCAGGTACAGGGCAGTGGCGCCTACGGGTGAGCAGCAAGAGCTTTGAGACGGCCTTCCACCTGCTCTATCCCGACGGCTTCCGCCTCAGCTCTGCGGTCCTTGAGCTCCTGGGTGCTGAAGCCATTGGTGCGCTTTGGGCTGACCGCGGCCGGGTGCTGATGACCCGTGGCGCCAACTACTGCAATGGCCGCCTCAACCTCAGCCGCTACAGCTTTGAGGAGGCGCAGCTGGTGGCCGAGTGGATCTACAAGCTGACCGGCACCGAAGGGCGGCTGCATCACTCGCCCCGCTCGGTGGACGCGCCGATGCTCTATTACGACTCCCTCGCCACCGAGGGCTTGATCGCGGCACTGCGCGGCACCTGGATGGCCCAGGCCGAATGTCTGGCACGGAAGTTCAGGACACCCGATCGCTTCCTGCGTGATTCCCGCGCCGGCGGCCACGAGCGGCTGCAGGCCGAGATGTTGATGCCCCAGGTGCTCACCCGCCGCGCACCCGGCTCACTGCTGCAGCGGCGAGAAGGTGGCGGCCGCCGGGTGCCAGGCACCAGCCACGATCTGCCGCGGCCCGAGGGACCGCCGCTACTCAAGCAAGAAATTGCCCAGCCCCCGGCCGTTGCGTCAGCTCCAGCAGCTGCTGCATGAAGCTGGGGCCAGGGCTGCCCGCCATGCGGGTGATGGCCTGACGGCGCACCGAGTTGAGCATCGGCGCCGTGCTGTTGATCTCCTGCCGCTGCTGCTGCAACACCGCCGCGGCCGCTGCAGACCCGACGGGGCGATTAACAGGTGAGCTGCTGTCACCAAACAGAGAAGCGAAATCAATCCCGGCCAGGGCACCGCCGCCACCACTAACAACGCCGGCAATGGCCGCTCCTCCAGCAGGGGCGGCTGCGGGCGCTTGATTGCCAGGGTTGGGCGCTGCGCCCAGGCGCTGGCCGTAGAAGCTGAGCAGTTCCTTCTGCCCCTTCACCGGCTGGTTGTAGTAGCTCTTGCCAGCGGCGGTCGGCAGCGACGCCCACTCCGGCGCCAGCTTGGCCAGCATCGCCGTATCCATCGGCTTGGTGGGATCCACGCCGCGGTTGCGAATCAACTGCAGTGCAGCGCGGTCCTGCGCTTCTGGCGAGAAGTCACTGGCGCTCACGCCCAGCTGTTTCGTCACACCCTTCCAGGTGTCCGGCATGAACTGGTAGGCGCCCGCCGCGGCCGAGGCATAGCCACCACTGCGCACAACGCGATCGGGGTGGCCCTTGCTCCAGTCGAACTGGCCGCCGCCGAACATCGTGCCGTAGCCCTTCTGTCCGCCGCCGTGCCAGGTGCCTTCCGCCATGCGGATCATGTCGAGCGCGGCACGCTCATTGGCGCTGATCTGTGCCATCACTTCTGCTCCTCAGACAGCAGTTGGTAGCGCCTGGAGCGTGACGGTTCCTCGCCGCCCTCCAGCGCTTCAACTGCCAGGTTTTGCGCGGCCTCATCGCTGAAGCCTTTGCTGCGGTAATTCGCCAGGAAATCCTGGAAGCGACTCACCTTGGTGTCGATGTCATCCGGGTGGGAAACCACCTCAGCCGCCAGGTGACCAGCGGCTGTGGGCGGCACTCCATCACTGCGGAAGTGACGGGTGATCGCTTCGACGATTTCCGGTGAGGCGGCTAAGCGATCCAAGGCACCTGCGGGTTCTATGGCGCAGGGTATCGATCAAGTTCAGAACGGAATGGTGTTCTGATCCTGGGGGGTGCTGAGCTGCTGCACAGCGGCCATGAAGGCGGGAACGCCAACGCCAACAGCAGTCAGACCGGCCAGGCCCTGCTCGGCCATGCGGGCTTGGCGATTGGTGATCGTGTGACCGAAGATCTCCTGACCATCAAGGGCATCGCGCACATGGCCGCCCAAGGGCGCCTGCATGAACTGCTGGCCGATGCGCGCGCGGCCCTCCTCCTCCAGTGGATTCTGTGCATAGCCCTGGAATCCTTGGATTTGCCCTGGACCGATGGCGGCTCCACTGCCACCGGCGCGGCTGGCCGCGATGTCATCGGCATCGGCGAAGGCCTGGTAGTCAGGAGGTTGAACGCCCGGCATCGAGCGCATCATCTCCGAGTCCTCTTGCGCATATCGCGCGTCAAACCCTGCTCGCGGAGCGACGCCAACCTGCGGCGTCATCAACAGCTCCTGGCGAGGAATCACCTCGCCACCAGTTGCCTCATACCCAGCCTGAAGGTGAGCGTTGACGGCGGGATGCACCATCTCAGCCGCCGTGGGGGTGCGGCGACCTGAACGACGAGACATGACTCAACCTCCGATGGCGAAAGCCGTGCCGCCGGATGCCATCCGTGCAGCAAGGTTGTCGATCGTGGCCAGCTGCCGTTCGTCCATCACGCCCTGGCGGTAGCGGGCGCTGAACTCATGGGCCTGGGCATCCGCCAACGCACCGGTCTGATCCTGGCCGGTGGCCTGCGCCACCTGCTGGTTCATCAGCCGCTGCTGGCCGAGGGCCTTCTGCGCCAGCTGCGGCGCGGCGACGGCTTGGGCCAGAGACCCAGCGCCGTGCATCTCGGTTTGCAGTTGTTGGTTGCTGCGGTTGCTGCCCATCTGCTCGGCACGCTGCATCATCTGCTGCGGTGTGTCGAGCGCCTGAGTGCGCACCTCAGCGCGGGATGCCATCGCACCCAGCTTGTAGGGATCACCAACGGAACCGGCAGCCTCGAGATCACCGGGATCCACGGGGCGAGCCAGCGGTTGCACCTGAGCGCTGAAGCCAGGCCGTGCGGGCGTGCCCTGCAGGTGCAGGTTGTCGCCAGCGGTCTGCATCAAGCCGGGCATTTCATTGGTGGCCGGCGTCATCAGGGCGCCGCTGGGTGGCGGCACCTCCTGTGGCTTGCGGCCGCGGCCGAGAGAACCCGGCGCAGCGAATTGAAGAGGCATGGCAATACTCAGTAAGCGTTCATGGCTTGAACGGTGGCGGCATAAGCCGCTGGATCCTGTTGCTGCTGGCCGGCCACCATCAGGTGGTAAGCCAAAGCGCCTGCCCCAGCCGCTGCTGAGCCGGCGCCGATGGCATGACCCCACAGGGGCATGTCCTGCAGATAGGGCATCTGGAAGGTGGTGGCGTCATTCACCTCCGGCTTGAGCACGGTGCCGTACTTGTCCTCAGCAATGCCGAGCATTGCCAGGGCTTCCTTCTGGGCATTGCCGTCCCCGCTGGTGAGCTTCGTGGCCACTTCGACCTTGAAGCCATCCGCCGCGGCCGCGCCATGCACCATCTGGATCTTCTCGGCGGTGATGTTCATCGCCTCGAGCGCTTGAGCCTGCAGCTCGGGCTTGTCGCTGATCAGATCACGACCGACATTGCGCACGGCATTGCCAGCGCCTTTCTCGGCCCAGAGCCGAGCACTGTCGGCAACCAGATGAGCGGCGTGGGCATCAGCAGCAAAACGACCGGCAATCTCCTCGTCCACAGCCTCAGCTCCATAGGAACTGGCGACAGCGGAATCGAAGGCCTCGGCGTCAGAGAAACGAGCATTGCCCGTGCCGCCGCCAGCGCGCTTCAGTGTGTCGTTGCGCAGGGCCTCGTAGTCCTGGCCTTTCTTGGCAAAGACTCGATAGTCCTTGTCATCACTGCCAGTGATCACGCCAGCACTGCGGGCGTCGAGATTGTTCCGCGCAGCGCCCAACACTGCAAGCTGCTCGCCGATGGGGTTGGCATTGCCGTATCCCGCATCCTTGGCCATCGCGCCACGGATGTAGTCACTGGCGAACAGACGAGAGCTTTCGCTCCCGCCGCCCGCCCTGCGCTGTGCAGGCATGGCTCAGCCCTCCATGAACAGCATTTTGGTGCGGATGGACTCAGGATCAGCCTGAGAGAGCACCTTCCAGGCGTCCTGGGGGGCGACATCCATCATCTGGCTGAACTGACCCCAGACATTGCCGTTGCCGGCCAGGCGCTGACCGCCACCAGCAGAGGGGTTGGGCATGGGCATCTGAGGACGCTGGAACCGCTGGGCCTGGGCCTGAGCTTCCAGTTCAGCGCTGATGTCCATGCGGGGGTTTTCCGCGCGGGGCATCAGGGGCTGACCTTCCTGAATCATTCCCTCGTAGAGCGAACGCTGGGCTTGCTCGGCAGGTGTCTCGATGGGATAGGGACCTTCAGGGCCGAAGAAGCGAGTGGTGTAATCGCTGAGGACATCAGGATCGGTCAGCACCGAGAGCATGGCCTCGCGATCAGCGGTGGCCGCGGCCAGCACGTCCTGCACGCGCTCGATGTACTCGTGCTGCTGCTGAATGGCGATGGACTGCTGCTGCTGATGGCCCAGGGCCTCCAGCAGGGCGTCTTCCACCTGACAGGCGTACTGGTTCAGCTTGACGGGTGCTTCTGAACCGAAATGGCTCAGAACCTCGAGGGACTGATCGGAGATGTTGTCGAGGTAAGAATCACCCCGCTGAGCGGCGCCCTGCTGAGCGGCGGCGGCCTGCATCAGCGCCATTTGCTGAGCCTGCGCCTGCTGCGCCATTGTCTGCTGCGCCGCCTGGGCCGCCAGGTACTGGACGTCCGCCGCCGACAAGCCCTGCGTTGCTTGGGGCGAGGAGATCTGGGGCGCCGATGCCACCTGTTGGCCCTGGGCCCAGTTGCCCACCTGCGCCTGCGTCAGGCCGCTGGGGGTCGAAAGAGAGGGTGCCGCCCAGCCCTGGTAGGGCGAAGTCGGCGTCTGCGCTCCGACCAGCTGATTGAACGCCTGCTGCCACTGAGCTTGCCCCGAATCCCAGCTGGCTGGTGTAGGTGCCGCCACCGGTTGCCCAGGCATCGGCGAGATAGGAGCCGAAGGCATCACGCCGCCGTTCGGCGCGGCGTTGCTCCAGCTCTGTTGGCTCTCCGCGGGAGGCGCGTAGGCGATCGGCGTCTGTGAGGGTGGCTGGGAGACTTGCTGGGTCGACATCGTTGTACTTGCCTGAGTAGGACAACTCTCGCCTCAGGAAGTCGAGAGTGCGATAGATGAACGGAGTGACATCAAGATTGGGATCAGCCGCGAGGGGCAAATCAGGCTCTTGAGGGTGCGGCACCTGGAACATGCCTCTCAGCATGTCCAGGAACACACCTGCCGATCGTTGGGTGGCTTCCACCATGCGGAACGGATAACCGTTCAGCATGGCGGCGCGTTCTTCTGGAGTTTGTGGAGGGAAGAGATGCTGAAGGGCCTCGATAGAAGAGACGCCGAGCTCCTGGAGGTTTCTGCAGACCATTGAGTTCTGCAGGATCTCCTGTGGAGAATCCTCGAAGATCTCCCCCATCCACCTCCAGTCTATGGAGGCCGACCCATCGGGAATCAAGCCCACCACTTGCGGCGGCACCTCGCCGGTTTCTTTGATCTGGTTGATGGTTTCGCCGATCTGCTGGCGCCACTTGCCCATTGCCTCCTCGTACTTCTGCTCCAGCTCTGCAACCTCCTCAGGCGGCAGGTCGAGCTCCTCAGCAATCACCGGCTCAGGTTTTTTGATGCCCAGTGCCTGACCAAGCGATTCACGGAACAGCGTCTCCTCGTGGGTGACCATCAAGGAGAACAGCTTGCAGAAGCCGAACTCGAAGACATCGCGGCATTTCTTCTTGGCAGTAGCGGCCACCCGCCCATAAAGCGTGCGCACCTCATAGGCCGTCGCGCCGCTGTTGATCGAGAGATCGTCCACGCCGCCCAGGGCGGAGCGGATCATCTCTTGATACTGCTGGGCGTACATCGTCAGATCACCGCTGACGGCATCTGGCGTGATGTAGGCGACGCGATCGGCAGCCTCGACGTTGGCAATGATGCGCGGCACGCGGAAGCCACCACCAAAGGCACCAGGCGCCGGATCCGAAGAGCGCGTGCTGGCACGGCTCAGGCCAACAAAGCCTGAGTTGCTGCTGATCGTGGCTTTGTAGCCACTGCCCTCGCCGTCAGGCTCAAGCAGATCGTGCTTCGGACGGCTCGAGACCAACGTCGGCCCGCCAAAGAAGCTGAGGTTGCTCTTGATCGCCTTGACCATCCTGTCGTGCTGCAGGATGTGAGCGGCAACGGCATCGAACTCGCCGTGGCCAGAGCCGGCAATCAGTCCGCGGTTGTTGAAGATCTCCACCGCCGGGATGAAGCCCAGCGTGTTGGTGAGCGACTTGACCTGGCCGCCCAGCACCGCCTCAGTGCTGAAGTCGGGCTTCTGGTTGGTGATGACCTGCTCGATCCGATCGGCGTAGATCGACAAGCGAATCCAGCGCAGCTCGCTGTTGCTGCCGCCACCGGCTGCATTGAAATTGAACTGCTCAGCACCGAGACCAGAACCAAAGCCCCGCGGCGGCCGCACGCGGAAGCTGTATATCACCTGGACTTCTTCTAAACCACCTTCTTCATCGTAGTACGTCCTGAACTGATCTTTCGAGAAGAAGTGAATGCGATAAAGATCTTTACTAGGCCTAAAATACAGCAGGCCGCGGCCATCAATCAGGAACGAATCAATGATTGCTTCGAGTCGCCCTGGCAGCTCGTTGTAGTCAACAACGCGGCGCAGGAATTCGCGGCGCTGAGAGAAGCTGTCCTGCCGGGCAAAGAACTCCAGTCCCTGGCGAACCATGAACAGGCGCATCTGGGCGAGATGCGCCGCCACCACCATGGTGTCGACACCATCGTTTGCCGTGCGCGAGCGGGCGGCCTCGAGGATGGCTTGAAAGCGCTGTTCGTCGAGGCTCACGGCACCCTGCGTTCAGATCTGAGGGTATGGAGCGGCTGCCGCTTTCCTGCGGCGTCTCAGTCCTGGCGCCACTCACCCCAGCTGGGCTGGAGCCGGCCCTGGCCCACCAGGCCCTTGATCGCCAGCAGCAGACTGTCTGGGCAGTCGTCGTGATCGGTGGCGCCGTAGTTGGTGAGCTCCGCCCAGAAGGGCTCCCAGTTGACGAAGCGATTCCAGCGGATCCGGCCCGTCTGGAACAGACCGAGGATGCCGCGGAAGCGACTGAGCTTGTCACCGCGGTAACCGGTGACGCCGCGCAGCACGAGGTTGTGCAGGCTGCGCTTGTCGTGCAGGATCTCCTTGGCGTCAGCCTGCATCGACTGCTGGTAGCTGATTGCCTCGATGTTGATCGTCACCGGCACATCGGTTGGATACCAATCGACGCTGCCGTCCGGCTTTTCCTCGCCCTCCACCAGCAAGCCCCAATCGGCGAGCAGTTCGCAGAGTGCATCGATTTTCTCGAGGTTGCCCATCGAGCGCAGCCGGCGGAAGTCGATCACTTCCACCCGATCGCCGTTGACGCCCGCCAGCGTCATCACGGTCCAGTCGTTGCGCTCCTTGAGACCGGAGCTCAAGTCGATGCCGACGCAAAGGCTGTCGTATTCGCTGGAGAGATCGCCAGGCTTGAGCCAGTCCGCGGGGAAGTCGATCTCGGACGTCGAGACCGGTTGGTTCTGGAACTGGAAAGAGAAGGCGATCGGATCCTCGCGCCTGAGCTTGCGCAGGTGCTCGAGCGTGTAGAACTCCGGCCAGTAACTCAGCTCCATCCCCTCGTCATCGGAAACGATCGCCTGCTGCGTGATCACCCGCCAGCCGTTCTTCTCGCAGAAGGTGCTGTTGAAGATGTCGACGGTGGAGAAGCGCGTGCCCAGAGCGATGCAGCGCCCACCTTCCAAGAGGGTGGGTTGCACCACCTCCTGCCAGTTGGTGATCAACTTGCGGCGGATCTCCGGGTTCTGAATCGACTCCGAGCTTTTGACGACGTCATCCAGCACAATCAGCTGCGATCGGCGGCTGGTGATCGAGCCGCTCAGACCCTGACCCACCAACGTGTACGGGTCGTCACCGGCCACATCGATGCCGGCGAATTCCATGTCGATGGCCCAGAGCTCATCCGATTGGCGCGTCTTGGAGAGGCGCACCATCGGGAACACCTCCTGGTAGGCGCGACTGCCGATGATTGCCTTGATCGTGTGCGAGCGGGAGCGGGCGATGTCGAGGCTGTAGCCCAGGTACAGCAGACGGAGCATCCGCCGCTCCTGGGCGTGAACGCCGATCAGCCACGCGACCAGCATGCCCAGCACGGTGGACTTCGCTGAGCCGCGCGGGGCGAGCACAGCGGTGTTGGGGCCGCCGCAGCGCAGCAGCTGGGTGGAGTCAACGCCCGTGACGAATTCGTCCACCCACTGACGGTGGTGCTTGGCGTTGGGCTTGCCGAGCACCTCGCAGAACGCACCGAAGTCCGTCCGTGCCATCCGCGTCTGCAGCGGCACATCCAGTTCAGCCTTGGTGACGCCAGCTGCCAGGGACTTGGCGCGGCGCAAGTGGGCCATCGCCAGTTCCATCAGCGCTTCTCCGGTGCGAACAAATCTGTTGAGCCCCTGCCCGATTTGTCTGAAGGGCCTCGCGTGCGCGAGGAAAATTGCCAGAAAAAAATCCGGGGCATGCAGCGAGGGTATGGCCGGTTTTGGCCGCGCCACAGGCTATGACTGGTGTTTCGCCTCGATCTCTGCGAACACCGATTCGACCGTGGCTTCAATCGCCGGCCAGACATTGGTGTCGCGCCCGAACACCTTGCGCAGCATCTTGCTGGTGATTTCCACGCCAGCCAGCAACATGCTGCGGCGATCGTGATCTTGCCCTCCTCAACGGCACGGCGAATTTCCGAGATGTCGTCATGGAGCGCCATGATCTCGGTTTCGAGAATGGCGCGGTGGTCCAATTTCTTCCACCGGCTGATCGCGTAGGCCTCCCAGTCATCAATGGAGGCATCCATCCCCAGCAGGGCGCAATAGAGGTAGGACGCGACGATCGAGCGCTCACCAGCGGCGTACTGCAGGGCGGCAGAGCGTTTGCGCTCTGGCAGGGAAGAGAGCCAGCCTTCGACAGGTGACTCATGCTTGACCAGGGCCGTCATCAGCGCCGCGACATGCGAGTGGCCAGCCCAGCAGCGTGCTCCCGCTCAAACGAGGTGGTGCGGCGCTGCTCATCGCCCTGGGTGCGAACCAGCTCGCGATCTTCGCGGCCTTTGAGACCGACGCGCTGCGACTCGGAATCCTGGGCGTAGTTGGAGGCAGCAGCGCGAATGCCTTCCACATCCGTCATGCCGCGGTTGGTGACCTCCTGGGTGCGGCGAGCCTGGTTGCCTTGCTCGGCCACGGTCTCGCGTTCCTGATAGCCCTGGGCAGCGAGGTAATCCTTGGAGAGACGGTTGGACTCCTGCATGCCAGCCATCTTGAACTGATGCTCACCCGTCATCAGATCCAGGGTGTTGCGACGGTCCAGATCGGCTGAGAGCTGCATCATCCCCCGCTCTTGGTCGGTGGACTCCCTCATCAGCCGTGAGGTGAGCTCGTAGTTGATGCCCTTCTCTGCAGCGTTCATCTGGAACGCGTCCTTGTAGGCGCCGCGATCCTTGTTGAGCTGATCGGCATTGACCGACCACTTTGTGATGTCGGAGTAAGCCTCGTCCCACCAGTTAGCCATGAGTGTTCTCCCGTTAGTTGATCAGAGACGTTGCAGGGACTGGGCAATCAGTGTGAGCGAGCCCAGGACTTTTGTGCGGCGCGCATTGCGCTCGTCTAGGGCCATCTGCTGCTGGAAGTGGCGATCTTCTACGCCGAGCTTCTCTCTAAGGAGATCGTTGTTGAGCTCCATCTGGCGGGTTTGCTGCGCCATGGAGGCCGCGAACTGATCGCCCGCCTGCGTGCGATCCTTATCTCGAGAAAGCGTACTTGCGGTAATCGCAGCTGTTTGTTGGTTAATCCCTGCGATGCCCCAGGAATACTGCCCGGCATTCATCCTGCGCTCATCCGTTGTGAGATCTCGGTAGATGACGTTGCCGTTGGCATCAAGGCCTTTGCGTCGGCGGTAACCCTTGCCGTCAACAAAAACAATGCCGGTTGGCCCGGGATCCGCTCCACCTCCTGAGCTTTGTCCTGACGGGGGGGTTAATGCCGCGACGGCATTGCCATAGTCAGGGACGTTCTGCAGAACAGAGCCGGGATCTGCTAGCCCGTAATTGCCCGCCATGCCGTTTTAGTGCTGCGCTCTAAGGCGAGGGTATGGGGCTAGTCGATGAAGAGCCCAGCCAGACCAGCTGCAGCGCCGGCGATAGCGCCAATACCACTGCCGCGCCGCACCTTCTCCTGCTCAATCGCCTTGTCGGCGACTGCAACGGAGGCCTTGCTGCTGATGCCCTGCTGGGCGATGCCGCCATAGGCGTTGACGATCGAACTAGCGAGGCTGCCGTAGGAGCTGATGCCCTGCTGGGCTGTGGCGGCGGCGGCGTTGATGGTGGCGGCATCACGCTGCGCGGCGGACTGCGAGGTTGCCGCGGCCAAGCCGGCCCAGTTCTGAGTATTCCCCAGGGCGGCCTGAGCCGCTGCAGCACCCTGACGCTGGACTTGATAGTTGCCGCGGGCTTGGGCCGTCAGCAGGTTGCCGTAATCGAATGCTGGAGCTGCCATGGGATCAGCGGAGATAGGCTTGCATTAACAGGGCTTGTGCTTGATCGGCACGCGCGATCTCTTGCCTGGTGCGCTCCTGCTGCCGAATCGCCTGCATGGCGGGTGAGTTCATTTGCTGCAGGACGGCCTTCTGCTCTTTCTCGAAGTCAGTCTCAATGAGCGGATCCAGGGCGCGGCCGATGCTGCCCATAAAGCCGGTGTCGCCTTCCTGAGCTTTTTCAACGGCACCCTGGGCCAGGCCGGTGAGGCCGCTGCCGGCGCCACTGCCGAGCATCGAGCCGATGCCAGCGCCGATCACCGTGCCAACGCCCGGGAGGATTGCGGTGCCAATGGCCCCGCCGGCCAGGGCGCCAGCTGCGCCCGTGCCGCCTTGGATCAGCGCACCACCAGTGCCGGCTTGGCCGTAGCCATCTATGGCACCGAACACAGCAGGGAGAACAGCGCCGCCAAAAGCGGCAGCGGGTGCCAGCACGCGCGCGGCGCCACCAGCGCGATAGAGCGCGTTGCCGAGGTTCTTCATGCCGCCAGAACGGGCGGCTGCACCGGCGCGTTGAAGACCGCGCTGCGCCATCCCGCCAATGCCCAGATCAGGAGCACCAAGGGCGTCATCAACAAGGCCAAGGCCGCCGCGCTTGGCGGCTTGGCGGGCAACGGTGGCTTCGCCCTTGGCGGTGGAGGTGCCAGGGCCGCCGCCGGAGACATTGGGCACAGGCGCAACATCGGGGGCGATGTTGACAGGTGAGGGCGCCCGGCGACCGATGGCCTCTTCAATGGCATCGCGCGTAAGCCCGACGCGAGCTACCACCGGCTGCGGAACCAGCGATGGCGCCGGCGGAACCGTCGACTGGCCGCCCGTCAACGGCAGCACTGAGCTGGCCATGTCCACGGCCGCCAGGCTGGCCTGGAGGGGATCGAGGCTTGCCCCGCCACTGCCCCGCTGCATCGGCTGAGAAGAGGGCGAGCTGAGAGTGCTGTCGATCTTGAGCGGATTGGCGCCGGCCGTGGCCAGGGCAAGGGGATCAAACCCCAGGCCGTCATCAACGCCAATCGGGCGACCAGCAGCGAGGGCGGGCGGCAGCTGAGGGGTGACGCCTGCCATGGCGCCAGCACCGAGGAAACCGGGGCCAGTCTCCAGCGCAGTGGCCTCGCCCATTCGACGGACGTTGAGCTCCGCATTGCGCTTCTGCACTTGGCGACGCTCAGTTGCCTTGGCCTGGATTGCTTCTTCGGCCGTCAGTCCATTGCCAACTTTAAAGTTCCAGGGCGCCGGACCGGAATATGCCGGCCGCTGCTGCAGGCGCGTTGGATCCCACAGGCTCAGGCCGGTTCTCGACTGACGCGTGTTGCGGTGTTGAAGGACGGCAGCAGCCTGTTCTTCGCTCAGGCCCTGACTGCGCAGGGTCCGGTAGGCCTGCTCGGTCAGGTCAAAGGAGACATTCATCCCCTGCTGGGCCGGATCAAAACCGCCTGCCCACGGATCCCAGTCTTGATACGGATTCAACGGCAGCGCCAGCTCTGAGCCGAGGGTATGGCGATCAGAAGAGGCGGCCGCCGTAACTCATCGACCCGATCGATGGTGTCTGCTGCCAGTTGATGCCGCTGCTGTCGGTCCAGTTGGTTTTGGGTAACGCGGCACTGCTACCACCACCTGAGAACAAGCTGCCGCCAATGCCGCCGAGCAGGCCGATGCCGGAGCTGATGGCACTGAACATGCCTTGCTGCTGCGCGGACTGGGCGTTCATCTGCGCCATCTCTTTGGCCTGCTGCACCTGCTGCACCTGGCCGACGGCATTGAAGCCCATCTGGGCGAATTGATCGTGCTGCTGGGTGACGCGATTGAGGTTCTGCCCCCACTGCTCGACGCTTCGCCCATCAGCGGCATCAGCAAAAGCCGTTTCCTCTGCGGCGTTGGTGCCAGCAGGGGGGGTGAAGGTGTTCTTGAGTTGGCCGGCGAACTGCGAGAAGTCGCCGCCGCCTTCATCCAGGAAGCGTGCGAATTTGCCGCGCTGGGCTGCACCGGCGCCATCGCCGAAGCGCGAGGAGAACCCGTTGTAGGTGCCTTCGAAGTCAGCCATCAGGCGGCCACCGCAAGTGAAGGCGCGGATTGCAGCAGCAGGCGGGCAACGCCGTCCTGCAGTTTGGCGAGATCCGCCTCGAGGGCCTCGATGCGATGCAGGGCCTGCTGCAGGGCGACGGACTCGTAGGCCTTGTGCCGCATCACATCAAAGCCCCGCACCTCGCCGTCTTCATCTGGGGGGAGAAGCGTGGGACGGACCAGAGAGGTGTCGAGAGGCTCGACCTCATCGATCATCGGGCCGTAGACCGTCGGACCCGGCGTGGCCTTGTAGTTGAAGCCGTAAAGCGGCAGCTCGCGCACCACCGCCCAGGCGCGATTGGCGTCAAGCGTGTGGATGTTGGTTTTGAGACGGCGCTCGCAGAGGAACAACCCGGCAACGGAGGAGGCGATGCCGAGAGCGCCGCTTAGGCCCTGGGAGGCCTGAGCTGCTCGCGCCGCGTCCATGTTGGCTTCGTGGATGGCGTCACTGGCTTTCAGCTGCAGGCCGGCGTTGGCGGCATTGGCGGCCATGTTGTTCATTGAGTCGCCCATGCCACCGAAAGCGCTGAGGCCGCGATCGCTCCAGGCGCTGGCCTTTTCAATGGCGCGCTGCCTGTTGTCGAGACCGCTTTGGGTGCTGGGCAGCGACGAGAAGCTGCCACCGCTCATGGCCTGCATGGCACCCTGCAACGCGCTGGCGCGGTGGGAGCCGATCGAGCTGCTGAAGGAATTAGCCATGGTCCGAGAGTATTTAGGCCTGGACCAAGGCGAGCTGCGTGCCCTGGTCCTTCTTGTTGGAGCCTTTGCCTTCTGCGATGGCGATCTTCTGCTCTGGGGTGAGGGTTTGCCAAGCAGCGGCAGCGGCAACCCGCTCTGGATTGAGGATCGGCTGAATGACCAGATCATTGGCAAGGTTGCCGCTGATCTTGCCGCCGATGGCGCCAAGCAGACCGCCAACGGCGGCGCCGGCAAGGCGGCGACCACCGGCGGTGCCGAGCTTGAGGCGATCCTGCATCTCGGTATTGATGAGCTGCTCGGCGTTGGTGGCGCCGAGGTAGCCACCAGCCATGGCACCCGCCGCGGCCGTTGCGGCAGAGAGCGGTACGCGGAAACCCATCATGGCGGCCTCGGGTTCACCGTCGAGATTGCGGGTGGTGCCGCGGATCAGGCCGATGCCAAGAGGGCCCTTGTCGAATTGATAGGCGGCATAGCTTTGGTAGTCGTCATAGGAGACATCGGGGCGCTCGGCGGTGAATTCTTCCCAGG